CAATGCTCATCTCTCTTTTCCCTCTTTCTAGTCCGCTTCTATGTGCGGGTTTACTCTTTTCTTTCCAAACTCATCATCAAGCAAGTACCAGCCATCTGCCAACCATACAGGAACTTTTTTGGGGTCCTGACCTTGAATCAGTTTCCAACCGAAATCTCTGCCCATCTGTGCGAAGGTTGCATTTGACTCTAGCTGTCCGTTTGCCCTAGAGCAAATCAGAATAATGTTTGATGGAACATCCCTTTCTTTTGAGCCACCCATTCCCCTACCGAGTCTGTGCTGCGGGACAAGAGTATCGTCATCTGTTCCACAATGGCAACAAATTCCCTCATCTCGGTTTATATACTTTTGGAAAGATTTTTTATTCATCATCTTCCCAAGGGTCATGCTTTTTTGCTGGCATCTCACCTGGTTGGAATCCCATTGCAAGCTGTGTGTCTGCTAAACCGCTGGTAGGTGTGTCGGCGATGTCTTGCTCAGCGCAAGTGTGATTCTTCCGCCATTCACGGACTAATTTGACAGGCTCAGGCTCATTTGTCTTGAACTTTGCCCCGCACGAGCAGGTTTCAGCAATCACCGTTCAAGGCTACCATCTAGGGTGTTCGCCACTGAAGTTCGACATTTTTAGACATAACAGCCATCATGGTTGCTTGGTCTGACAGGGTTTTCATCTTGACTTTGACTCTGTTGAACTCGGCTCTGGCTAGGTCAGCCTGTAGTTTTGCCTCTACTGACTGCAACTTAGCCACGGCTTGACGATCTGCCACCGTGCCTTGGTTGTTTATGAAGGCTAGTGAAACAGCCTTGTCGTAGGCAGCATCGGCATCCGCCAGCTTGCACTCAGCATCGTAAAGGGCGTTACTGCCCTTGTCCATCTCCGCTGTTAGCCTCTGGAGTTCCTGAATGATGTGTCCTGGTGAAATAATTTCCATTTTTTAGCCTCTCTCCTCTTTCCCTTTGAAGCTTCCACATGTGGTCCACAGTGTCGTAGTTGCCCTTAGCCATTTGCTCATTCAAGGACTCCTGTGTTTCTATCAAGCTTGCTATCAGAATGTTCAGTTCCAGATGATCCATTGGCAATTTCGGCAATCCTATCTAGGGTTTCTTTTGGCGCGTTTGCAGTTTTGGCTTCGCTGTATAACAGTCTAAGACCGTCAATGTCATCGCCCATTGACTCAGCCATTACTAACCAGTCCTTAGCAGGTACAGGCTTTTGCGAGCGCTCTACCTTTGCCATTTCTTCACGAGATGGCCTTTTGCCTTTTGGACTGAACTCGTTACCTAGGGCTGAGATGGCTCGACCCAAAGCAGATGTGGCGCAGTTCTCAACATGGCTGATTTTGTTTACTGGAGAAGTGCCGATGCGCTCCTCGGCAAAGTCCACGGTGTCTGGGTGCTTATCAGCTTTGTTCTTCCAAACCGAAGCTTTGATAACAACCTGGTTGTCGGTCATGCTAACAATGTCGAGCTTGAAGCGCCCCTGGTCATACCGAGACCAGAACAAATCTATGCGTTCTTGTACGGTCTGATATTCGTTGAGATTGAAATGTGCCATTATTTTTTACCCTTCTCGTGATGTATGTACGGTAGTCCTGCGCCCCTTGCCCGAAGGCTAATCATGTGTTCGCCGTATACCAAGCCACGCTTTTTACCTTCCATGGCTGATAGGACTCTACTCTTTAGTTCGTTTAGTTCTTTTTCAACACGCTCAAAGTCATCAAGTTTGTTGAAGTAGTGCTGACCTAAATCATCTAGGTCCACTTCGCCATCCTCAATGTTTGGGTTGAGTTTCTTGACGGTCTCTAGCGTAGACAGCGAACCATCCCACTGAGGCGCTCGCTCTTGGATGACATGGTTGCGGAACCGAATTGCAGCAGCAAACAAAGCGTCTGCCTCAAACTGATCCCACTCGATGTCAAACTCTTGATAGCTAGAGCCAGCTAATGCGACAAGCTTTGCTTTGCGAATACCGAATACTCGCATGTACCAAAGAACTTGAGCGCGGTAAGACTGTGGAACTTGTGTCCAGTAGTCACGACTGAACTTGACTTCAACAATTCCAAACTCACCTGTTTGGTCCGCGTAAAGCCCATCTGGGTTTGCTCGCATCCAAGGTTCTTCTTTGTTTGCCCATGTTCCTGTTGTGTAGATTTCTAGCTCAGAATGTTCCTCAGCAAAGATTTCTAGGATTGGTGCTTCTAGCTTTGTGCCAAGTCGCATTGACATATTTGGCTCAAAGTCATCTGGGATTTGTTTTGTTTTCTTTGCCCATTTGGTGTACGGGCTTTCCCATTGAGACAGTCCTGCGATTGCTCCAATGTCAGAACCGCCGATAGCGCCAGCTTCATTACGAAGCTCGTGCCACTCATCGGACCCGTTCTCAAAGTCACCCAGCAGGACTGCATCCTGCAACTCGTTTATTGCGGTTGGTAGCTTGGTTATAGCCAAGTGTTTCCCTCTCTTTCATTTGGCGTGAATCCCACATCTAGTCGGTGTGGGATTTCACATTAGCGGGTTTTATCTGTAATGTAAACCTATGCTTACCCACCGACAATTAGAACGCAAGTACATCGAGCTTCAAGAAGCCATAAGGGACATACCAGGCGGAGTGGGGTGTGCGGATGACCCTGACTTGTTTTTCCCCGAAGACCTAATAGGCAGCACCTATGATCGCAAATGGGTGGCTGACCAAGCTAAGGCTATTTGCTCACAATGCCCAGTCAAGATTAAGTGCCTTGACTATGCCGTCTCAGCGGGTATGCACGGCGTATGGGGCGGAACTACAGATGCAGAAAGAAAAAGGCGTTAGCTCTTTTTGTCTGTCTTGTCAGCAATCTTGCCGAAAGACTTATTGATTTCTTCTGGGTCAAGTTCGCCGTCTGCTAGGTAGCTACGAGATAGCTCCTGAGCTACATCAATGATTCCAGCGAAGGCAGCCATGGCTACAGCCTGGATAACTTCCAAACCGATAACAGCGCCACCGACAAAGATGCCTGTGACTTTCAAAACGATAACTGCCATAGTTCTACGAGCGATGTCTAACCACATAATTAGTCTTTCCTTAGAGGGTAAGTTGCTGCCCAAATGAGCAGAGTAATAATGATTGCCCAACCAGCAAAGTCTTTAGCCGTGCCTTCTAGCACTACCCACGCAATCCCAAGACCAAGAACTGTCCAAGATTGATCTAGCTGGTCTTTGAGAAAGTTTTTCAAGGTTTCCTACTTAGGGTTGCTATCTGAGTGACGATGACCGAAGCAACAACAACCTGCTGTGCTTGTTCTCGCACTTCAGGTGTCATGTCCGACCCGATTGAGCGTAGGTTATCTACCAGTTTACTAACTGCTTCTAACGCAATCATTACGCCAACTGGTTCTTCTACTGGTTCTGGAGTAGGTTCAACTGGAATTTGAGGCTCTGTAATCGGCGTAGAAGGCTCAGAAGGTTCAGGGGTAGGTGTTGGGCTTTCTACAGGCTTAGGAGTCTCTACGGGCTTTACAGGGCGTTCTGGAGTAGGTTCAGGCTCTGGGGTGGGTTCAGGCGTAGGTTCAGGGGTTGGCTCTGGTTCTGGAGCTGGTTGAGGGGCTGGTTCTACGGGAGCCACAGGAGCCACTGGCTCAGGTTCTCTAACCACTTCCTCAGTGCGAGCGACTTCTTCTGTCCGAGCAACATCATCTGTCCTTACTGTTGTATCCGAAGCTTGATCCACAGAATCATCTTCAGGATTAGGAGTAGGACTAGGAGTGGGGCTAGGACTGTAACCAGGATGGTAAAGCAAAGCATTATCCAGCTCCCCGCCGTCATTAGAAACAACGCTAACAAAGCTGGTGAAGCTACCAGCAAACCCACCTTCGCAATAGTGTTGTGCAATGTTGCCTTTGTCCAAAAAGTAGTTATTTTCATTATTCCATCCAACCTGAAATGTCTGTTGAGTGCCAATCGAGTCTTGGCAGGTTATAGAGGCCCAAGCTTCAGCACCATAGGCGGGGCTAGGTTGCCAGACCATGAAGAAAAGAAAAAAGCCCACAAGGATTACTCGTAGGCTTTTGTCTTTTGAGAGTCTATTTAGCACTCTTGTTTTTTACCTCTGGGGTTTTAGGGACTTTGATTACTTT